GATTTTGTTATAATTAATATTTAATATAGATGGCAAATCGTAAAATTTCATATACAACCAGAGATTATCAGGGAATAAGAACTGAGTTACTTAATTATTGTAAAACATATTATCCTGAGTTAATTCAGGATTTTAATGACGCATCAGTATTTTCTGTGTTTATTGATTTAAACGCTGCGGTTGCCGACAACTTACACTATCATATTGATAGAAGTATCCAAGAAACAGTACTTCAATATGCCCAACAAAGGTCATCTATTTACAATATAGCTAGAACCTATGGATTAAAATTACCAGGTCAAAGACCATCCGTTGCTTTAGTAGACTTTTCAATTACTGTTCCCGCGTTTGGTGATAAGGAAGATGAAAGATACTTAGGAGTTCTTGCAAGAGGTTCACAAGTAACTGGTGCTGGTATTGTTTTTGAAAACATTTATGATGTCGACTTCACGTCACCGTACAATGCTCAAGGTTTTCCAAACAGACTGAAAATACCAAACTTCAATGCAAACAACGTTTTAATTAACTATACAATTACTAAACGAGAGTTAGTTGTTAATGGTGTAACAAAAGTATTCAAAAGAGTTATCACACCAAATGACGTAAAGCCATTCTTTGAGTTGTTTTTACCTGAAAAAAATGTCTTGGGTATTACAAGTGTTTTATTAAAAAGTGGTACGGAATATACAAACGTACCAACAAGTGCCGAATTTTTGAGCCCAACAAATAAATGGTATGAGGTAGATGCTTTAGCGGAAGACAGAGTGTTTATTGAAGACCCAACAAAAGTATCGGACCAGCCAGGTATCAAAGTCGGAAAGTATATCCAAACATCTAATAGATTTATCAGTGAATACACTCCTGAAGGTTTTAAAAAGATGACCTTTGGTGGTGGTACTAACACAGCTCAAGACGCACTTAATCAGTTTACCACATTAGGTACAACATTAGACTTACAAAGATATTCAAATAACCTATCTTTAGGTTCTGCTTTAACACCAAACTCAACTTTATTCGTTCAGTATAGAGTTGGTGGTGGTTTGGGAACCAATTTGGGAACAAACGTTATTAATCAAATTGGAACGGTATCATTTTTTGTGAATGGTCCTTCTGAACTTACAAACTCCGCAGTTGTTAACTCATTAAGATGTAACAACGTTACTGCGGCAATCGGGGGAGCTGGATTACCTTCATTAGAAGAAATAAGAAACTACGTATCATTTAACTTCTCGGCACAAAAAAGAGCGGTAACAGTTCAAGATTACGAATCTATTATTAGAAATATGCCAGCGGAGTTCGGGGCACCAGCAAAAGTTTCAATTACTGAAGACAACAATAAGATATTAATTCAGTTATTGTCTTATGATACATCAGGTAAATTGACAAACATAGTATCGAACACTTTGAGACAGAATGTTGCAACATATCTTTCAAACTATAGAATGATGAACGACTACATATCAATATTGACCGCAGAAGTTATTGATTTAAGCGTTGAAGTTTCAATTGTTTTAGACTCTGCACAAAACTCAGGACAAATTATTGCGGACGTTGTTGATAGAATATCAGGATACTTCGACCCACAAATTAGAGAGTTGGGACAAAACGTTTATCTTTCTGAACTACAAAGTATAGTTCAAAATCAAAATGGTGTATTAACGGTTGCGGGAATCAAAGTATTCAATAACGTAGGGGGACAATATTCGTCAGCGGAAACATCTATGGAATATTCTGACCCTGAAACTAAAGAAATCGCACCTGTCGACGATACAATTTTCGCTCAACCCTCACAAGTTTACCAAATAAGATATCCAAACAAGGATATTAAAGTTTCGGTTAAAAATTTCCAATCAGTTACCTTCTCTTAATAGGTTTATTCTCGTAGGGTTTGGTTTATAATTTATAATGTGTGTATATGTACTTTAAAAATTACACATAAACTATTTATAAACTAAAGACAATACATGGGTGACTCATATAGAATTAAGACCGAACTTGGTATTAATAAGTCAATTAATATACAATTAGACCAAGAATTTGAGTTCTTAGAAATCTTATCTCTTAAAATACAACAAACAGATATCTACACGAGAAGTTGCGCGGATTATGGTGTTATAGTTGGTAGAGTCACTGCAAACAATGGATTTGGTATTCCGAACGCGAGAGTTTCAATCTTTATTCCGATTGAACAAGTTGACCAATCAAATCCTCTTATTACAAGTATATACCCCTATAAGTCACCGACAGATAAAAACGAAGATGGTTACAGATATAATCTTTTACCGTACGTTCCGTCTTATTCTAAACATGCAGCAACAGGAACTCTTCCATCAAGAGCGGATGTACTGACTGGAGACACCGCGGTTGAGATTTACGACAAGTATTATAGATTCACATCAAGGACCAACGATAGTGGTGATTACATGATTATGGGTGTCCCTCTTGGGGACCAAACCGTGGTTATGGATGTGGACCTTTCAGATATTGGTGAATTCTCATTAACGCCTCAAGATTTAATAAGAATGGGATTGGCAACAGAAGGTCAGGTTGCTGGTAATAAATTTAGAACTTCGAACGACTTAAATTCATTACCTCAACTAATAAGTCTTAATAAAAATGCCGAAATATCTCCGTTGTGGGGAGACCCAGAAATTTGCCAAATATCGATTAATAGATTAGATTTTGATTTAAGAGATGATGCCAACGTAGATATTCAACCAACTGCGGTGTTTATGGGGTCGATGTTTTCATCACCTGATAATATGAGAGTCAGAAGTAACTGCAGACCAAAAGATGATATGGGAAATCTTTGTGGACTGACCTCTAGCCCTGGTCAAATATTGGCAATTAGACAAACAATTCAACAAGATGAAGACGGTAATCCTGTACTTGAAGTTCACGAGTTAGAACAGGCGGGAAATATTATAGATGGTAGTGGAACTTGGTTAACTGAGTTACCAATGAATTTAGATTATTTTATTACAAATGAATTCGGAGAAAAAGTTTTATCTAATGACCCTACAGTAGGAATACCAACAAAGGCTAAATATAGATTCAAAGTCAAATGGACACAACCAAACGATTTAACTTTACAGACTAGAAGAGCGTATTATTTAGTTCCAAACGTTAAAGAGTATGGATGGTCAGCTCCAGACAAAGGACCAGACACCACAGCAAAACTTCAACAACAAGAAAGTTCTTATTATTTTGGTTTAGCATGGAGTGGGTATACTAATGGATTTGGTACTAAGACAACTGACAGATTGAATGAAGTAATAGATTGTGAAGACACATTCTACCAATTTCAATTCAATAGAGTTTATACTGTGTCTTCACTGATTGACCAATTTAAAAAAGGGGCAAAAGGTAGATTCATCGGAATCAAAGAAATAGATGATAACGATTGTGAAAGTACGATAAATAAATTTCCCGTAAATGATGGATTTAGAAATTTTGATTTATTGTTCTTTTTATTTTCCATCATATTCACAGTTCTACAACCTGTTGGTTTAATTTTATTGGGTGTTGCTCACATTCTGATTTGGTTATATAATTTGGTTTTGGGATTTTTATGTTGGTTATCAGGAATTGGTATTGGTAGTCCTATTAATTGGTACCCATTCAAAAGATGGAGAAAATATTGTGAAGAAAGGGACTATACAATTAGACTTCCCATGATTACATATCCCGAATGTCAAGCTTGTGATTGCAAACAAGAAACTGCAACAAAAAAGACAGCACCAGAATCTAACGGTGCAGGTACCCTAAGCTTACTTTCATTACCTAGTTATTATAACGACGCACTTGCTTCGACATATTTTTCTGGAGATACGGACAATGGTAGTACATGGTCAACATTATTTAGTGAATCATTTGCGGGACTTGCTATCACATCAGTAGTTTCAGACCCAACAAGATATAAGTTACCATTTTCACAACAACTTGATATACCAAGTGGTGGTGCGAGATTTGTTACTTCATTTGATTTACCAATTGGGGAAAGAATTAATGTATTTAATCAAAGAAGTTCATATTTTTCAGACCAAAACAAAATTAAGGTAACTTTCGCTAAAGAGTCTAACGTGGGCAAATTCCATTATGACAATACTATAACGGTTTTATCTCAAGAACAATTCAATGCTGGCGACCTTTTGACCTTTGTCAATCTGACTGCTACAACTGATACAAATTATTTGTATTCTGCAGTAACCTCAGGAAACACCATTACAGGTATTAGTGGACAAACATATAATGGAACAGGTGCGACTCAAATCGACGTATCCTATGCGGTATCTCAAACTTCAAATATTTTAACACCTGTTAGATATAATTTACCTTATGGTTCTGGAGAAACAAATTACAAATTTCCCGCAGACGTTGAATATTATCAGGTAATTACCGCATTGACTGTTTCTCAAGCGTCCCAAATATGGAATACAGGGACAACTCAGTCGTTTGGTAATATTCTGAATTCTGAAAGTACGTCTATTCCATGGAGAAGACTTGCTTTACAATGGATAATAGATGGGGCACCAATTAAATTTAACGCTTTCAAATATTTTGAAAGTGCTCAAGAACAATATGTTTTGGTGTTACAGAGAGGAGTTGACCCATATTCACCAAAATACATTAATGAATATTGTTTAGGGAAAATTTTTGGAACAAATGAATCAGACCCAAATTGGATTGTGACTGCATCAACAAGAGTAAACATACCAATTCAAAAGTTGAATGTTTCGAATATGTCTGTACAACCATATAATCAATCGAACATGTATTACCAGTCTTATTTCTTTAAACCTGGTACAACAACATCACCAATCGCTGGACAATCTTTTAGTGGATTTACCACAACTAACACAGGATATTATGGTTCGATAGATGCAACAACAACTCCGATACCTGTTGGAAGTACTACAGTTGGGTCAACTGTATCAAACCCTGGTACGTTGGGACTTGCAAGAAGAATTAGACAAAGTACGATACCGTATACCACAAGTTCTGCTGCGTGCGGAGACTCAATGGCTTCAACTGACAGTTTATTTGTATCAATAGCTCCTCAATATTCCTCACCAGCCGTGGGTAT